CGTGCCACCCTTGATAGATCCGCCGGGTCTTCGCGGCGAGCGGCTTCGGGTAGGGGTTGAAGGCCCCGTAGAACCCGCCCTTGAACGCCATGGTGACCTTGCCCCGGAAGGCCGACTGGTCCGGCCCCAGGTTCGCCGCGAGGTAGGCATTGGGCATCTGCGTGCCCTCCCCCATCATCACGTCCAGGTCGCCCTGGATGCCGCCCTCGGCCTTCTCGCCGCCCCACAGATCCTTCGCGTTGATCGTGATCGTCCCGCTGCCTTCCTGCACGCCCGTCCAGGCGGTCTTGTCGCCGCCTCGCAGCTCGAGCAGGGCATCGACCGGGCCTTGGCAGACGCCCAGGTGCAGCAGCACCTTGTACCAGTAGCCGATGGTCGGCTTGGATTTACCGCCCATGCCCGGCCTCCTTCTGCGCATGGGCCACCAGCGCGGCGGCCATGCCATCCCCGGTGGCCAACAGTTGCTCATGGTCGATGCCGGCGCGGATGAAATCCGACCAGTTCAGGCCGTGTCGTGCGAACCAGCGGCGCCCGCCCCGGGCGCAGAAACCGGGCTTGTCGCTAAACCCTGGGCAGGTGCGGAAGTGGTGCCGTGTCACTTTCATTTCTTGCCGCCCTTGGCCTTGATCGGCTGGGTGCCCATCTGCTTGTAGCCGATGACCTGCGGATCCGTGTGCCAAACCTCGCCGTAGGTTCGCCGGATGGTGCGGCCGTCGATCGCGACCGGCGTCTGGGGTTTGGCTAGTTCGGGCGACTTCACCTTCGGCCGGAGCGCGTAGCTCACCAGTGCCGACACCAACATCACAGCGACGTAGATCCAGATGTTGAACACGCCCTGCGCGACCGGCAGCCCATCCACCGTCGCCGGCGGCGCCAGTTCGGCAACCAATGCGGCCGTGGAGCCCACCAGGACTGCCGCTGCTGCGAGCAGCGCAGTGGCCCGGTGCGCCAGCTCGCGCCAGGGCAGCAGAAGCAGCTGCGCGCCACGAAGGCGAATGACGGCGAGGTACCAGCGCAGGCTGGGCAGGCGGGCGCCGGGCAGGCGATGTCGCCAGAGGCGAGGCGTCATGTCGGATTCCCATCGAAAGGCGTCTTGATCGGCGCGTAGACCGTGCCTCCGAAATTGGTCTCATTGCCGAAGTCATCGCGGCACGCGGCGAAGTTGTGCGGGCAACCCCGGAACGCGGTCCCCTCCAGGTCTTCCTCGAGGGTGTCGCTGCCGTAGTTGAGCCCCACGGTCTCTCCGTCATGGGAGAGGATCGTGCGGTACTCGGTTTCTCCGTCCGGCCGCTCCCACTCGAATACGCCACCAGCGAGTATCCCGCTGGCCAGCAGGCCGAAGGCCTCCGCCTGGATGACGGATCCTGCCACGCTGGTCAGGACCGCCGGCGTGGCGTGCAGTGCCCGATCGGCGTTGCACATGCCCAGCCCCTGCGAGTACACCACCAGCGGGCACGTGTACTGCCACCTCATCGAGGCCGAGCGGCTGCGCTGGTTGCCGCTGGACGGTTCGCAGTTGAGCTGCAGGAGGGTGTCGGTGAACCGCGGGGCGACGACGCGTCCGATCCACTCGACGTTGACCTCATCGTCTCCCGAGTGCGTCGCCAGCCAGACCACGCCCACGCGGCCGCTGGGCGGATAGGGCCGCCACCACGAGGCCACGGGCGCATCGACCGGCAGGGTCAGCGTCAGCATGTTCTTCAGGCGCTGGGAGCTGTCCCGGATCTCCGAGCGCGCCAATCCCGCGAGCGGCAGATAGTCGTCGCCGCCGCGGGTCACCACGCGATCGGCGTCGGTGTACAGCTCAACCACGTCTCCGCGTGAGAGGCGCAGCAGACCGATCGGGCGGCCCAGACTCCGGCTGAGTTCGAGCAGGCTAAAGCTCATGCTTGAACCCCCGGAAGGACAGCTCGGACGTCACCACGTCCCCGCTCCAGTACCGCAGCAGGTTGGTGTCCGACTCCTGGCGGCACAGGCACAGGAACGAGATCAGCGCGACGCCGGCGGCGGCGACGTCCACGCCTAGGTTGGCGTCCAGTACCAGGCGCTCGACCGAGCTGCTCAGGGCGCTGACGGCCGTGATGCGCCGGTAGTGCACCGTGCCGTCCACCAGCTCGATGCGCAGGTCGCGCCGGTTCACCTGCAGAGGCCAGTCGCTGATGCCCATCCACTGCACGTCCAGCAAAGGGCTGCCGCTGGCCAGCGGCGCCACGGCCACCAGGTCAACGGCCCGGCTCGGCACCCAGATCGGCGTCCAGCGGCCCGCCAGGGCGTACAGCAGCGACCGGAAGGCCGCCAGCTCGTCCCGGCCCACCAGGTCTACCTGGAACCGGAAGGCGGCCAGCGGGATGCCTGGCTGGTCGTAGAACGCGGGCACACCCGTGCTGTTGTCCACTACGGCGACGTCGCGGTCCGGACGGTGCTCCGGGTCAGCCGACCAGCTGATCGGCATCTCCAGCACCATGGCCCCGCGGTAGCTGGGCATGCCGTGGTCGTCGCTCCAATCCATGGGCTCCAGCACGCGGAAGCTCACCCTCGCCGACAAGGCGTCGCCAGTGAACCGCGGCAGCAGCGGCACGGAGGCAAGCCGGCCCTCAACCAGCGGCGCCACCGTCGTGCCGGCGGGCCAGCTGCTGGCCAGCGCGGTGTCGAGCTCGATCTCGGTGTCGGTGACCCCGGCGACTTCGTGCACTTCGAAGTGGCGCGGGTCCTGCGCCATAACCAGGGCTCGGCCACCGACCGTAAACCGGCGCAGGCGGGCGTCGGCCACGAGCGTGGTAGTCCCGGAGGCGGCCTCCGTTTCCAGCTCCGTGCCGTCCTGGACCAGCGGCACGTCCCAGCTACCGGCGCCATTGAGGGTGACCACGTGCTCCAGCTGGCGGCGCTCGGCCCCGCTGTGCAGCGTGTCGAATTCGAGGAACACTCGCGGCGCCTCGCGCTGGCGGCGTGCTTGCTCCTCTCCGGTCGGAGCGTGCATGAGGTCCGTCAGATGTTCGATGCGCTCGGCGACGTCGCCGGCGGCGGCGAATGTCCAGGGATAGGCGTCAGCCACGCATCAGCCCTTCCCAGTTGTTCCGCACGTGGGTGATCACCACGTCCTCGCCGGCGACGCCGGCCATGGCGTTGGCCACCGCGTCGTCGCCGATGGCCACGATGGGCGTGGTAACGCGGCCACCGGCGCCTCCCCGGCCGCCGTTGTCGCGGTGGCGCGGATCGGTCTCGGTGATGACCTCCTCGCCGCGGCGCAGGATGGCCGGCACCTCGTCCGGGGCCAGGCCCGCGATGCCGCCACCGTGGTAGCGCGGGGCCTGGCCGAAGATCAGCGGCGAAACGCCCTCGCGGCGCATGCCCAGACGCCCGGCGATGCCGCCGCCGTGCCCCACCCCCACGTTGAGGCTGGCGGCCGTCGCCTTTCCCAGGCCCGGATAGATGGCGTCGAGCAGCTTGAGCACCAGGAAGGTGGCCAGTGCCCGGGCCGCGATCTGCGCCATGCCCTGCACGAAGCTGAGCACGAAGTCGCGCAGGGCGTCTTTTGCGTTCTCCGCGCCGGTGGCCAGATCGGTGAACAGGTTGGTCACCGAGTTGATGGCCTGGTCCTGCACCGACTGCCGGAACTGCTGCTGCGACGCCGCCACCTGGGCGATGCTGCCGTCCAGCTCCTGCAGAAACTGCAAGACAGACGGATCCTTGGTCTCGTCGTAGTACGCCGCGACCGACTGGCGCAATGCCTGCAGGGTGGCCAGCGACGCCGAGCGGGCCTGGTCGATCTGGCGCTCGGCCTCGGCCGCGCCGATCGCACCGGCCTCGGACTGCGCCCCGACGGACGTCTCGGTGGTCCGCAAGCTGCCCAGTGCCGCCTGCATCTGGGCCTGGAACGCCTGAAGGCGCGCCGAGATCAGCTCGCGGTTGAAGACGGCGTCGACCAGAGCCAGGCCGGTTCCGTTGCCCTCGCGCTCCAGCTGCGACCGGACTTCCCGGAACTGCTCGACCAGCTTGATGGTCGCGGCCGCCTCGGCGTTGCCGTTGAGCTCGAGCAGCCGGACGCTCAGCTCCTGCAGCTTCTTGGCCAACTCGCCCTCGGCGGCGGCCTGCTCGCGGGCGGCGCGGGGCCCGATCTCGGCGCGATCGCGCTGCAGCTTCACGATCTCGGTAAGGATCGTGGACTGCTGCTCGGTGGTCTCCGCCACCCGCAGCTCCTCCTGCGCCTGCCGGATGGCCAGATCCACGGCCTCGGTCTCGAGCTGGACCTTCTTGTCGAAGTAGGCCTGCAGGCTGAGCTCGCCGGCGTCGTACATCCGCTGCAGCTCGCGGATCGAACGGTCCACCGCATCGCGAAGCAGCGCGAGGCTGTTCGCAGCTGCACGGCCCGCCGCCTCAGACCCAGTGGATCCGGAACCGCCGCCGGCGTCGCCTCCGGCGACCGCTTCTGCGCCAAGCAACTTGTTCTCGATCGCGGCTTTCGCCAGCGCGTCGAACTCGCCGCGGATCCGATCAACCGAATCCTCGGTCGCGAGCGCCGCATCCATGGCCTGCCGCGTGAAGTCCTCGTAGGCGGACCCACTGGAGCGGATCAGGCCGGCAAACTTGCGCGCCTTCGCCACCGTACTGGCGTTGAGGCCGAAGAAGTCGACGCCCTCGGCGAGGCTGGCGATGTTGTCCAGACCCTTCGCCGCGTTGTCACGCACGATGTTGAGAGCGCCGACGATCGCGGACTTGATGCCCAGACCCAGCACCGTCGCCGCCAACTTGAGCCGCTCGAAGCCGATCAGCAGATTGTTGACGAAAGCGATGCCGGCGAGCTCGACCTCGAGGAACTCATTCTTGAGGTAAGTGCCCACCTCCCAGCCGATGAACGCGGCGGCGACCGTGGCCGCCGCGCCCTTGAGGCGGCCGGCCCACGTGCCGGCCGACTTGATGCCGAGCGTCTGCGCCAGGTTGGTCGCGATGACCTGGTTCTTGTAGAGCGTCAGTGCGCCGGTGGCCAGCGCGATTGCGGCGGGACCTGCACGGAAGGCCAAGAAATAGGCGACCAGCAATTTCGTACCGAGCACCAACAGCGACGCGATCACCGGCAGGTTGTCGGCCACTGCCTTCAAGAACTGAATGATGACCTGCGCAGCGCTATTGGCCTCGTTAGAGTCGTTGATGAAGGCGAGCAGCGCGTTCGACAGGCGCGTAAATGCGCCGGCGATGGTGTCCGGAAGGTTGCGCGACTCGGCCTGCAGCTTGGCCTGCTGCGTCAGGATGGCGCGCACGATCAGGTCTGGCGTGAGCTGGCCCTCCTTGGCCAGCTTTCGCAGGTTTTCGGCGCCCTTCACGCCCAGCTCGACCAGGCCGTCCTGAATGGCCTGACCCAATCGCGGCGTCTGCTCGAGCACGCTGTTGAGCTCCTCGCCCCGCAGCGTGCCGGAGGCCAGGCCTTGTCCCAGTTGCACGATCGCCGCATCCAGCCCCTGCTGGGACGCGAACGACAGGCGACCGGCTTGCAGAATGGTCTCGGTCAGGTTCGCCTGCGCGCCCTGCCCCAGCCTCAGGTTCCGCGTAGCCCGGCCCAGGCGCCCGTACAGGTCCACCGAGGTTTCCAGCGACACCTGGTTGCGCTGGGCGATGTTAAACGTGTCGCGCTGGGCACGGTTGAACTCCTCCTGCGACCGCGTCGCCAGCCGCAGGCGCCCCTGCAGCTGCGCCGCCTGGTCCGAGAGGCGGGCGAACGTGCGAAGCCCTTGGATCGACAGGTACGTGCCGGCGATCGCCGCAAGCTCTTGCCGAGCCCGCCGCAGGCCGTTCACGAAGGCATTGTTCTCGCCCAGGCTGGTCGCGGCCGACTTCTTAACGCCCGCAAGGTCGCGCTGCAGCGTGACCAGGCCGTTCTTGATGTCGGCCAGATCAGCGCTGATGCGGACGCGAAGGTTAGTTTGTGGGCTTGCCATGCGTGAGTGCCTTCAGATACGCCTTGAATTCCTGCTTTGGATACTTCGCCGCCCGAAGGTTGACCACGTGGTCCGCCAGTTCCCGCCGCTTGGCCCGCTCCGCCGCTTCGGTGAACGTACGCAGCTGCCCGAGGGTGTATCCGCGCACGTCCTGCAGGCTGTGGCCGCGCTCGATCAGGAGCTGGACGGTGTCAGCCCATCCCCACTCGACAACGGCCCGCCCCGGCTTCCCAGCAGCGGTCCGAGCCTCTGGACGAAAAAATCCCGGTTCACCTCGACCAGGGCCTTGGCCAGAACCACGAACTCGTCCAGATCGCCGCCAGCCACCCACTCGGGCGTCTTGCCGATGCAGATCGCAGCGGCCTGGTAGATGGCCTCGCCGTGGTCGGCTACCAGGCCCACCAGCAGGTCCACGAACCCATCGCCGTCGCTGTCCTCGGGAAGCGACTGCAGGGCCAGCACAGCGTTCACGACGGGCCGCGCCGTGCGCACCAGCTTGGGCAGCTGACCGATGGTCAGCGGCTTCACCTCGATGCGCTCGCCGCGGTACATCACGCTGGAGCCCGCAGGCTCCAGCACGTCCAGGGGATCCGTCATGGCCCGATCAGTCCTCCATCTCGATGGTGGCGTACTGGCTGATGCCGACGCCGGACTTGGTGGTGTCGGTGAGCAGCGCGCCGTTGATCTCGCCGGCGCCGTAGTCCTCGCCCAGCGCCGCCATCTGCTGCAGCACGCCGCCGGAGACCTTGTGGCAGGTGATGCGGGTGCGCTTGCCCGACTGCGCTTCGTTGAGGCCCATGAACAGCAGCTCGTACTGCTTGTTCGGATTCACCAGCGCCTCGACCTTCTTCTGGGCCGCGTAGGTGTAGGTGACGTCGATGTTGGCGGCGCCCGCCACCGGATCGGTGATCGTGCTGGTGCTCGGGATGTAGATCTGCCCGTCGCGCAGCTCATAGTCGGTGCCCGCGGTGAAGGCGGTGCCGCCGCCGGCCGGCTCGACCAGGGTGATCGCGGTCGCGATCTTGTCCAGCGGGCTGTAGCCGCCCTTGTAGGCGACCACCGGCTCTTCGGTCGCGGTTCCCGCCGTGATCGAGGCGACGGCGGCGCGCAGGCCACGCGCGAAGTTCTCGGCCGAGAAGTCATGGAACGTGTAGGCGATGTCCACGCCGCTGACGCGACGCACCTGGTTGCGCAGGCCGCCTCCGGGCTTGGTGAAGTCCTGCAGCTGCTTGACGTCTTCCTGCGGCGACAGCGTCAGCGCGGAGCAGTTGCCGACCTCCATGAACGGGGCCGCGGCGCCGAACTCGCGGATGAGGATGTTGCCGGAACCGATGTAGCTCTTGTCTTCCATGGTGATTCTCCGAGGGTTGCGGGTTAGCCGATCTGCACGTGCGTGGTGTAACGAACCTCGACGCCGATCCAGTCGATGCCCTTGTCGGGCGGTAGCGGGGTGGCGCTTACGAAGGTGGGGAAGGCGCGCCCGGCGCCGAACTGGCGCTGCTGGCCCGTCAGAGCGCGCTCGATGTCGGCGATCAGCTGGTGCAAGCGCAGCTGCGCGTTGTCCGCCGCGGTGCTGACCTTGCCGACCACGAGCACGGTGACCTGCCGGTGCGTGCGCGGCGGCGCAGGCGGCACGGCGGTGGCCAGGCCATCCAGCGCAATCGCGATGAGCGCGCCTTGCGCCTCCGGTATCTGGCCCGGCTCCAGCGTCACGAAATCGCCGGCGTCGGTGTGGAACCCATCCGCGATACGGATGGCCTCCAGGCAGGCCTTGAAGTCCTCGAGCAAGGACCAGGTGCGCGGGTCAGCCACGGGTCACCACCCAGCGCTCCAGCGACGCGTCCCGGGTTTCCAGCGCCGAGAGGACGTAGGTCTGGCCATCGGCCACGACTACCGCGCCGCGCTCGGGGGTGGGCACCTCGGCCAGGAACAGGCCCACCAGGGTGCGATGGCCGGCGACTTCGCCCGCGCCCTCGCCGAAGAACTGCGCCTCATCGTCCACGAGCACCCGACACGGGATGCCGGCGCCGCCGGGCGGCGTGTAGAGCGCGGTGTCGGCTAGTCCGGCGCCGACAAACGCGTCGACGAGCGAGGCGTCCAGGGCGCGCAGGGTGGCTTTCTGGCTCATCGGGTGAACGCCTTGGACCAGGCACTGGCGACCGCCATTGCCAGCGCCTTGTTGAAGTTGGCCGGATAGCGCCGGTCGAAGATGGTCTGGGCCATTTGGAAGATCGGGTAGCGGCGGCGGTAGCGGACGGAGCGCACGAAGTGCAGGACGCTGCGCAGCGCGCTGCCGAAGCCCGTGGTCACCCGCTCGTAGATGCCCGCGGCCAGCCTCCCCTTGGGCTGCTTGACGGCGAAGTAGTTGCCGCCGCGCACGCCCTTCCTGGCGTTGCGCTTGAGGCGGCGGCCGCGGCTGGCCACAGACTCGTTCGACAGGGGATCGCCCTGGATCCCGAGCTGGGACTTGATCTGGTTGAGCTGGCTGCGCGGCAGGTTGCCGTGCTGGTCGAGCTTGGCGCCCTGCCCCGGCACAACGAACATGCCGGCCGGCAGGATGCCCCGGGCTGTCAGCTGGCGCTCGATGCCCTTGCTGCGGCGGGTGCCGCCCATCACCTGCGCCTCGAGGTACTTGGCCGGCGGCGTGCCCTTGAAGGCCTCGTCGCGGATGAAGACTTCGGCGGCCAGGTTGCCCTTGCTGGCCTTGGTGTAAATCACGGCCTGGCGCGTGAGGGAGGTCGGCCGATCGAAGATCCGTGGCATCACCTCGGACCATCGCTGCCGGGTATCGAACGCCGTGGCGTTGATCGCCGTGGCCGTGGCGAACGGCAGCTGCGTCCGCTCCAGCTCCGAGAACTGGCGCGAAACGACGTTGCCTCCGTCCACGGCGATGCGGATCAGCCGGCTCACGGGCGCGGGTTCTCCTGGCGGGTGCCCTGGATCTGCTCGATCTGTTCGAGCTTGGCGTTGCAGCTGAGCAGCGCGGCCTTGCGCTGGGCAGCGACCTGCGGGCACATCGAAAGCGGGCCCTCTGCCACCGGCTCAGGGCCGACAAGGGCACTGTCGATCGGCACGTAAACGATGCGCTCCACGATCTGGACCTGCGGCACGACGGCCCGGCCCGGATCCGGCAGGTCGGGTCGGGCAGCTTGGCTGCAGGCCGCCAGCAGCACGCAGAGGCCGAGCGTCAGTAGGTGGACAAGGCGGGGCATGCGGCCTCCAGGGTGGCGAGCGCTTTGGCGCAGTCGGGGCGACGGGACTCGGTGGCGAACTGGGCGACGAACTTCGCCAGAGTGCGATCGGCGTCGGTGGCGGCCGCTTTGGCCGCAGCGATCGCCGAGCGCGAGGCAGCGTCCAGGCGGCGCAGGTCCTGCTGCGCCTGCGCGAGCTCGCCCTGCACGACGGCGAAGGCGTCTTTCCAGCCGGCGTTGGCCACCTCGAGATCCGCCACCCGCCCCTTGAAGGCGTCGCGCTCGGTGGTGCGCGTGGCCAGCTCGGCCTTGGCCGTGTCTCGCTCGGCCTGGGCCCAGGTCGCCTCGGCCTGCGCAAGCTGCAGCAGCACGAACTGGCCGACGGCCAGCAGCAGCAGCGCTGCGATCGCCCAGAGCAGCGGCTTGATGGTCAGCTTGTCCAGCAGGCTCACGAGGTGCGCTCCACGGTGCGCGCTTCGTCGTCGCGGCGGTCTTGCAGGCCCTTCGAACCCGGCCACAGGCGCTTCATGGCGCGGATCTGCGCCGCGTTGCAGCCGATGTCGCCGCGCGGCACGCAGTCGTCGCGGATGGCCCGCTTCTCATGGTTGCGGTCGCCACGCATTGACCAGCCGCGGTTGTAGCCCAGCGACGTGTTGCCGGCCTGGGCGAAGGGCGTCAGTCCGTGCCAGCCGTCGCCGAGAGCCCGCTCCGCCGCCATGCGATAGGCCGGCAGGCTGTCGTTGGCGAACACGTGGCTCGCCAGCGCGTAATCGATGCGGATGTCGGTGTGCTGGGCGCGCCACGCGCGGCAGTTGGCATCCCCGACCACGCCCGACGCCGAGGCCAGCCGGTCCACAGCCGGGTGCATCGACCACGTCGCCTGGATATCGGCGCGGGTCTGGTGCCCAAAGTCGTAGCCGATCCCACCAGTCGGGCCACTGGCGCCGCCGGGGCAGATGATGCCCTCCCACTTGCGCGTGTACGCTGCGGGGCTGCTGACCTCCCAGCGCACGATCAGCGCCGTCGCGACCTCGGTGCCGGCCCAAGCCGGCGCGTCGGCCAGCGTGGGCGCCAGCGGCGCAAGGGTGTCCTGCACGGCCTCCTGGATCACCAGTACCGCGGGGACCGCGGCCTCCGCCACGGCGGACCGGGTGTCGGTGACGGCCGGGGCGACGGCGGCCTCGAATTGCGCCTGCGCCTGGCCGAACACCGGGGGCGACGCCTCCGACGCGACGATGCCCGGAGCGTTACGACGGCCCTCCGCCGCGCTCGGCGGCTGGCAGGCAGCTACCAGTGCGGAAAGAAGAAGAGCGACCAGAAGGCAAGATGCGCGAGCCATGCGAAGGTCTCCAGCTTGAGTAGGCGAAGGGCGGAATCGTCGCCGTCGGCGGCGCGCTCCATGAGGCGGGCACGTTCGGCGTTGTCGATGTTCATGCCCGTGACGTGCATGCCCAGCACGCAGGCGCCACCGGCGGCGGCCGCGTGGCAGGTGATCACCGGCAGCTCGGCGAGCCAGGCGAGGATGTCGCCGGTAAAGCGGGCGCCTGGCATGGCGCCAAGCACGATCCAGCCCAGGATGCTGAGCAGCGCCAGCAGCGGAAGCCAGATGGCGAAGGCCTTGAAGGAATAAGTCATGGCGTCCTCGGATTGCGCTCGAGGAAGCGCAGGCGCTCCTCGTGGTTCTCGATCTGTTTGGAGTTCGCGTCCACCTGGCGGATCACGCGCTCGTCCATGCGGGTGCTGAGCACAGCCACGTCGCGCTGGATCTCGGTGATCCGCTTGCCTTGCTCGGTGAGCACCGCGCTCTGCTCTCGCTGGGCGTGCTCCATGCGGCCAACGGTGCCGACCAGGAACCAGCCGATGATGGCCAGCAGGATCGGCGTGCCGAAGCGCGCCACGAGCTTCGCGAACGTCGACTCGGCGGCCGCTTCCAATCGGTGTCCTTTTTGGTTCGGGTCGTTCATGAGCACCTCTGGGACCGGGGGTGGCGATCGCGCTCACG